TTGTTAATGTTTCCCTCATATATTCCACATAAAGTTTCTCCAGTGACAAAAGGTCAAAGAATTTCAGGCACTTATTTTATAAGTGGACCTTGGTGGAAATAAAGACATATCTTTACAGATATGGGAGATTTAAATATTATAGCTATTAAAATAATAAAAAGCATGTATAATGAGGTGCTATGTTACAGAAACTACAATTTAAACCCGGTTTTAATAAGCAAATAACACAATCAGGAGCTGAGTCTCAATGGACTGATGGTGATTTTGTTAGATTTAGATATGGATTGCCTGAAAAAATAGGTGGTTGGTCACAACTTACTACAGATGATTTAACACTTCCTGGAGTAGCAAGAGCTCAACATGTATGGACTTCTTTAGCAGGAGAACAGTATGCAGCAATTGGAACTTCACAAGGTTTATTTTTATATTACGGTGAAGATTTTTTTGATATTACCCCACTCGATACAGCAATTACTGGCGCAACATTTAGTTCAACAACTGGTTCTACAACTGTAACTGTTAATAAAACAGGTCATGGTTTAGGTGTTGGAAGATATGTAAAATTTTCTTCTGTATCTTTACCGGGCGGTGGAGAAACAAATTTTACTGTAGCACAATTTCAAGATAATACTTTTGAAATATCTAATGTTACAACTAATACATTTGATATTACTATGCCAGCTAATGAAGGTGGTACTGGTATGTCAACTCAAGGTTCTGCACAAATTGATCCTTACATAATTGTAGGTCCAACATTTCAAACTGCAGGTTATGGATGGGGCACTGATGCCTGGAACGTGTCAACATGGGGTACTGAAAGAACAACTAGTAACGTGATCCTGGATCCAGGCCTCTGGAGTCTTGATAACTTTGGTGAAATTTTAATTGCAACTATTCATAATGGTAAAACATTTACTTGGAATGCAGGAGCATCTAATCCAAGAAATAATAGAGCAACAATTATGTCAGGTGCACCTACCACATCAAGATTAACTTTAGTATCGGATAGAGATAGACATTTATTTCATTTTGGAACTGAAACAACGATTGGAAATTCATCGACTCAGGATCCAATGTTTATAAGATTTTCAAATCAAGAAGATTATAATACTTATGCCCCTACAGCTACAAACACTGCAGGTACATTTAGATTAGATACTGGTAATGCAATCATTTCAGCTATTCAAGGTAAAGATTACGTATTTGTATTAACCGATAGTGCAGCATACGTAATTCAATTTGTAGGTCCACCATTTACTTTTTCAGTTAGACAGGTGGGTACAAACTGTGGAGCTATTGGACAGAATGCAGTTAGTTATTCTAATGGTGCAATATTTTGGATGTCTGGTGAAGGTGGATTCTTTGTTTATGATGGTACAGTTAAAGCACTTCCATGTTTAGTAGAAGACTTTGTGTTTACAACTACAGGAGACAATTTAGGAATTAATTATGATGCATCACAAACTATCTACGGTGAACACAATACTTTATATAATGAAGTAACTTGGTTTTATCCAAAAGCTGGATCAGAACAAATTGATAGATGTGTCACTTATAATTATGGTGAAAACTGTTGGACAACTGGATCCCTTTCAAGATCAACATATGCAGACACTGGGGTATTTAATGTACCTTATGCAACTGAATACAATAAAACAGCAACTCCTAATTTTGATATTCAAGGAATTACTAATTTATATGGAGCATCAACTTACTATGCTCATGAAACCGGAACCGATCAAGTCAATTCATCAGGTACTACATCTATTAATGCATTTATACAATCAGGTGATTTTGATATTGCTGCAAGACGAAGTGCATTAGGAGGCACAACTGGACTTGCTGATTTTAGAGGGGATGGTGAATTTATCATGTCTATGAAACGTTTTGTACCAGACTTTCAGGTATTAACTGGTAATTCAAAAATAACGCTATTATTAAATAATTATCCAACAGATACAGCATCGAGTTCACCTTTGGGTCCCTTTACAATTACAAGTTCTACTGATAAAGTAGATACTCGAGCAAGAGGAAGATTGCTTTCAATTAAAATAGAAAATGATGCCGTAGGTGAAACTTGGCGTTATGGAACATTAAGAGTAGATGTAAGACCGGATGGTAGAAGATAATGACATATGACGAATTAAGATTACAGCAATTATTAGGTCCTTTTAACAGACCACAAGGTATTGCAACTTTAAATCCATTAGCATTTCAATATCAAGATCAGTTTTTCCCTGATTTACAATCATCTGATGTAGGTTATTCTATAGCACCTTCAGGATCAGCAGATGAAGGATATGCAATAGGACCCTATGGAACACCAGATGATTTTTTTGGTACAGGTTTTTCTCCAACATCTGATATTGGTTTTCCTTCAGTTACAAGAGGTAATCCACAAACTTTTCAAGATTTTTATTCAACTGTTTATGAACCTTACGATCCAGAAAAAGATGATGAACAAGTTAGTTATAATGAGTTAGTTGGTCGGCCTTCTTTTGCGGATAGAGTAAGTAAGTTTGCTAAAAATATTATAGGACAACCAGGTATAAGTTCTTTAATAGGTTTTATTAATCCTTTAGCTGGTGTAGTATCAAAAGGATTAGGTTATTTAGGTAGAAATTTAAATCCAAGTTTTGTTGGACCAAAAGGTGCTCGTCCATATGGAAGTGAAAGTAATTTTGGAATTTTTGCTAGGTCAAATACATTAGCTGATGTTTTTCAAAACATGAGAGATAAAAAAGCTAGAGATGAAGCTGCAGCAAGAGGAGCAGCTAAACAAAGAGCAGCTAAAGATAAAACAAGAATGGATGCATTTAGAGCATTTAAAGATTCTAAACCAAGCGGCGGCGGTAATAGCGGAGGAAAAGGAATAGGATCTTCTTCTGGAGGAGCAGCATCCCCAGGATCTCAAGGACCAGGTGGTTCAGATGCAATGGGTAGTTCCTAATGGCTAAAGTAACTGCATATATACCTGAACCAAAACAAGAATACGAAGTAGAAAATCAAAGACAAATTCTACAATCTATTTCAACATTAAAAACAGAATTAAATTTTGCATTTCAAGAAGAATTGAAACAAGAGATAGAAAGATTTAATTGGTATAATACGAGGTACTAATGTCTGCGTGTAATAATGTAAATACAGAACCAACAGTTATTGGTGGTGGAGATGGCTCTACCGCTTATGATGCGTTTGGAAGATTAAGAGTTTCTGAACCATATACATTATTTGATTCTAAGAATGTAATGTCTAAGAACTCATCAGAGTTTGATGAATCTTTAACGGGTTCAGGAACAGTGACTTATGTAACAAATGAATCTACAGTTGATTTAAATGTCACAGAAGTATCTGGAGATAAAGTTATAAGACAATCCAAAAGAGTGATGAGTTATCAACCAGGTAAATCATTATTAATTTTTAATACATTTGTGATGAATACACAGACAGAAAATTTAAGACAAGCAGTTGGATATTTTAATGATCAGAATGGATATTTTTTTGAAGATACAGGGACAGGTTATCAATTTGTGAGAAGATCTTATGCAACAGGAAGTGCAGTAGACACAGATATACCACAGACATTATGGAATGGAGATAAGTTAGATGGTACAGGGCCAAGTGGTTTTGTATTAAATCCAACTAATTCAAATATTTTATCTATGGATATTGAATGGTTAGGAGTAGGTGCCGTAAGAATGGGGTTTGTTATTAACGGTCAATTAATAACTGCTCATACTTTTTATAATGCTAATGCATTAACAACGGTTCATATGTCTTCTCCCAATTTACCTATACGATATGAAATAGAAACATTATCTACCTTAGCTGCAGGAACTTATACTTTACAGCAAATTTGTTCTTCTGCTATTTCAGAAGGTGGTTATCAACCAGGTGGCACAAGATCTATGATAGGTACCACTGCTTTAGCGGGTGTGACTTTAACTAGTGCTGGAACTTACTACAATCTAGCGACTATTAGAATTAAATCAGGAAGACCTTATGCTATTATCGTTATAGCAGGCGCAGATTTATTAAATATTTCTAATGCAAATTATGAATTTCAATTACTTAGAAATGCTACTCCAGGCACAGCATTTTCTTATACAAGTTTTTCTGATAATGTAGAATATGATTTACAAACAACTTCGGTAACAGGTGGAGAAAGAATAGCTGGTGGTTATCTAGGTGGTAACACAGCACCTATTACAATTGGAGATGGTTTTAATTTTGATTATCAATTAGGACAGACAATCGGAGGGGTATCTGATACAATAACTTTAGCAATCAAATGTGTTTCACCAAGTTCTAAAGGTGCAGGCATTTTAAAATGGTATGATTTAACATAATGGCAAACTTTTATAAAAACGCATTCTATGATCCAACGGTTACTACAGCAGTAACGACTTATACTTGTCCAAGTAATGCAAACGCAATTATACAAAATGTACAAGTAACTAATTCTGGTGGATCAAAAACATTTAAAGTACATATTACTGATAACTCAGCGACTACAAGTTATGTAGTATCTCATGCAAGTATTACAGGACCAACCATTTGTAATGTAGCAAAAGGACCATTAATACTAGAAGACAATGATTCAATTGCTCTTGAAACTTCTGATACATCTGGTATAAGTGCAGCACTATCAATCTTAGAAATAAGTAGAGAAGATCAAAATGGATAATGACATATTAAAAATTAATTGTACA